AGGGAAGGTCTCACTCAATCTGGAAATCGAACCGTTTGATGAGAACCGTGTGAAAATCAAACACAAACTCTCATATGTTCGCCCGACTAACCGCGGGAAAATTTCCGAAGAAGACACCACCGAAACGCCGATGTATGTCAATCGCGGTGGTCGCCTGACTATTCTGCAGGAAGACCAGGGACAATTACTGACTCTTGCCGGTGAACCTGACGGAAAACTCCGCGCAGCAGGTCATTAATATCGTTCTTAATTAACTGATTATTTATCTCATCACTGAATATCTTTATATAGTGAGGACTTATTATGTCTCAGAACTTAGACGCAACCGCAATTAATCAAATCCATGCCCTTATTTCTGCTCAGGGTGTTAATGAAATTATCAGTAAGATTGGTGCCGATGCTGTGGCATTGCCTGAGAATTTCCGCATTCATGATCTGGAAAAATTTAATTTAAATCGCTTCCGTTTCCGTGGTGCGCTTTCCACTGCCAGCATCGATGACTTTACCCGTTATTCTAAAGATCTTGCAGATGAAGGCACCCGCTGCTTTATTGATGCTGATAATATGCGTGCCGTCAGTGTGCTTAACCTGGGTACTATTGATGAACCAGGTCACGCAGATAACACCGCCACTCTCAAACTGAAAAAGACAGCACCGTTCTCTGCTCTGTTGTCTGTTAATGGCGAGCGTAACTCCCAGAAATCACTGGCAGAATGGATTGAAGACTGGGCCGACTACCTTGTGGGCTTTGATGCTAATGGTGACACCATTCAGGCAACAAAAGCGGCTGCGGCGGTCCGTAAAATCACGATTGAAGCAAACCAGACCGCTGATTTTGAAGATAATGACTTCAGCGGCAAACGCTCCCTGATGGAGTCTGTCGAAGCGAAGACCAAAGACATTATGCCAGTGGCATTTGAATTTAAATGCATTCCGTTTGAAGGTCTGAAAGAACGTCCGTTTAAATTACGCCTCAGCATTATCACTGGCGATCGTCCGGTACTGGTTCTGCGCATTATTCAGCTGGAGGCGGTGCAGGAAGAAATGGCTAACGAATTTCGTGATCTGCTTGTTGAGAAATTCAAGGACAGCAAAGTAGAAACCTTTATTGGTACTTTCACCGCCTGATTTCATTACTGCAAATGCCCCTGAGGGGGCATTTATGGAAACGTAATTTACTCAATAATCGCCGGATGGTGAGGGATTCTTTTTACCAGAATTCAGCGCGGTGCAGCGCATATACGTGGAGAACAAAATGTCATTTATTAAAACTTTTTCCGGGAAGCATTTTTATTATGACAGGATAAATAAAGACGACATCGATATTAACGATATCGCGGTTTCCCTTTCAAATATCTGTCGCTTTGCCGGTCATCTTTCGCACTTCTACAGCGTCGCCCAACATGCGGTTCTTTGCAGCCAGCTGGTACCGCAGGAATTTGCTTTTGAAGCATTAATGCATGATGCAACAGAAGCGTATTGCCAGGACATCCCCGCTCCACTGAAACGCCTTCTTCCTGACTATAAACGGATGGAAGAAAAAATTGACGCCGTAATCCGTGAGAAATACGGGTTACCCCCAGTTATGAGTACGCCCGTGAAATATGCCGATCTTATCATGCTGGCAACCGAACGCCGCGATCTCGGGCTTGATGATGGCTCTTTCTGGCCTGTACTGGAAGGCATCCCGGCAACAGAGATGTTCAACGTGATTCCACTGGCACCTAGCCATGCCTACGGGATGTTTATGGAACGTTTTAACGAGTTATCGGAGTTACACAAATGCGCATGAATGTTTTCGAAATGGAAGGGTTTCTTCGCGGGAAATGTGTACCGCGAGATCTGAAAGTGAATGAAACAAATGCTGAGTATCTGGTGCGTAAATTCGATGAAGTACGTGCTGAGGCTCGCAACGAGGGTATTAACTATACCGCAAGCCGTCTTGCTGCTGCTTTCAATCACGGATTTATCAATAAGCCTTTGGCTGAAGTTTTCGACGTTACACGCATGATTTTGTCAGCGAAAGAAGAGTTGGCTAATGAAGCGCATCCGATTGATGGCCTGTCTGGTGAATATGCGGAGAAATCCCTTGAAGAATGGGCGGAACAGATTCGCAAAGGAAGCAGCCAGTGAATATCGACACGACAATAACGATCGATACGCTCCTAAATACCGGTCTGGCACTTCTCGGTTGGCTTTACATCATGTCCCGCACATGGCGATGGCTGGGTTCCATTTTCCTAAAACAGTGGAAAAAACGGCGCAAACAGGAACTACGCCAGAAGGCATTAGAAGCGTTCTATGACGCATTTGAGCTTAGCCGCATTGAACCAGGTACAACAGCCAGGATAGCGACAAAAGGCGACCTGATGATAGTGATGTTCCGACAGGAGAGAGCAGAGAAAGGGGAATCAGCATGAAATTTTCCAAATTTTCTGAGTTGGTGAATCGTATTTTGTCCAACAACCACAGCCATCGTCGCGATATGGATGTAACAATCGTTGTTCATTCGCCTGGCAGCATTGGTTCAACACCTTCAGTTGAGGTTCAGTCAATTCACGCTGGTTTTGATTGGGATTCCGGGAAAGTGCTTATTTTCCCATCACAGCCACTGACCACGCTAACACCAGAACAGATTACTGATATCACTGATAGTGTGCGCAAAGGTCAGTCTTGGCACGCATATCAGGAATACAAGAAGCATCAAGAGCAGTTGGAAAAATTGTCGATTGAACTGGATGCCGCAAAACAGCGCATTGCAGAGCTGGAGGGTAATCGCACGGCGCTGGCAGTGGAGAATGAGCTGGCTCGTAAGGCAGTTCAGGCATTCTGCGATGTTGTTGGCGACAACACCGAGGTTATCGCTGAGGTGGTTGGGCGAGATGGCGTTCTGGTTATTTTGGAGGCCATGAAGGCAACAGGAAATATGCCAGCCACCGATGCTTTCCTGGCTGAAGTGCGGGCGCAGGGCGTGGATGCTGCTATAGAAGCTGCAAAAAATCTGGTGGCCCAAGAATATGAGTATAAGGATTTCAAAGCGGCGCAGAGTGATTGCTGTATGCACCCTGGTTCAGACCTGGTAGGGAAGGTTGAAATGACTGAGTGGTTAGTTGACTTTGCTGCCCAGCTTCGCAAAGGAGGCAACCAGTGAGCGAAATTAATTACCAGGCACTGCGTGAGGCGGCGGAACGTGCAATTCCAGCAATGGAACGCCTGTTAATGTTGCCAGCTGATGATGATTTGTTAAGTGAACAGGAACTTAAAGATTACGGTGTGGATATTGATGCGCTCAACGCCTTCAAATTTCTGGCCGGACCAGAAACCGTGCTGGCACTACTGGATGAACGGGAAAGGAACCAGCAATACATCAAATCCCGCGACCAGGAGAACGAGGATATTGCGCTTACGGTTGGGAAGCTGAGAGTTGAGCTTGAGGAGACAAAATCAAAACTCAACGAGCAGCGTGAGTATTACGAAGGTGTTATCTCGGATGGGAGTAAGCGCATTGCTGAACTGGAGGAGCGGGAAATAAAACCAGCCAAAGGTGAAGTTCTGGTCGTTGTATCTGGTTTTACTGGTTGCGGAAAAAGCGCCATTGCCGGGGAAATAGAAATCGCGATGAAGGCTATTGGTGTACCGGTTAAGTGGACTAATGGCGATGCAGAAAAGCGCATGACTGGCGCTGACTGGCTGACTGCGATTGAGATGTACAAACCAACTGTGCGCATCGTGGAAGTTAATGTGCCACGCGCCCCTGGCATTCGCATCAAAGGAGAGTGATATGGCTATCGCTGCAAGTTACACCATGCATCTCTATTGTGACTGCCGCCAGTGTACGGAAGGTGTATATCCAGTGCCAGACTTCGGTGAGTATATCGGTACGTCATGGTCTGGTTGTGCAAAAGAGGCCCGTAAAGACGGGTGGCGAATAAGTAAAGACAAAACACGTGCTTTTGCGCCCGGGCATAAAGTTTTGAGGATTAACAAATGACCACTATTACCAAAGAACGTATCGAATTATTCATTAAAAATCCGCTTGATAACGGGCTTACCCGTGGCGAACAAATGGAACTGGCACGAATTGCGCTGGCATCACTGGAAGCCGAACCGGTTGCAGTAAACGACGACATGGCTTACGCATTCCATCACGCATTGTCAGATTCATCGCTAGGCGCTGATGAAGTAGAGGAAATTAAGGCCGGTTTGCGTGCTGCCTTTGCCAACGTCACTATCCAACCAGAGCCGGTAGTGCCGGATGAAATCGATCCAGACGATAGCAATACGTTTGATTATGTTGATGGCTGGAACGCCTGCCGCGCTGCCATGCTTCAGGGTAAGGGAGGTGAGTAATGCGTGTGGCATTTTTCGGCTTGTTACCGTACCCGACTCGTTTTTGGGCTTCTGCGCTAATTGCAAAGCCACATGTCCTGATGGCTGACAACATCATCCCGGCACCAAAGCGCCGCCATACCGGTATTGCAGCGGCACGACGAGCAGCAAAGAGACGCAGGAGAGCAAAGCGATGAAAAACCGTAAAGCAAAGATTCTGTTAGTTCGTAGAAACGCTCCTGGCGTCTGGCAGTGGGTGAGACTCAGCAACCGACGGATG